AAATATCGGATACCCAATGAGGCCATATTCAGGCGAGATAAACGGCATTACATCATCTCTGGTGCTATCCTGCGGCCAGAACGAAATTGATGGGGGTGCGACTGACATCGCCACATTAACATCGTTACAGAGTGATTCTAATTGAGTGAAAATACTCCCCTCATAATGAGGGTTGGTCACTACCAGACCATCAAGTCCAGTGATGTATGCCTTGTACCCTGCCGCGTTACAGATTGCGTTGATGATGTCAGGAACTGGCGTTGCACCATTAAACGAGAATGGTGATGCAGGTTTGTTCTGAAGGTCTGCATTTGCTGTGGCTGTAATCATCAATGCGGCATTGGGGATTGAATTCATGTTCGCTACAGATGACGTCATGTACCCTGCAAATATCGCCGTTTCACCGACAAATACTTTCATGCTGATTCGTTCTGTATCGCTACCAAATAATCCCATCGACTTCGACGACAGCGCAGCCAGCATCTCAATACCTAATCCGAAAATGCTTACATTAATCTGAGTCCCGAACAGATTTCCCGCCGACTGAAATGAAACCGTCGCCCTGGCTTCTCTGATGGAAATGGTGTTATTGCCGGACTCATCGAATGAAGATGTTTCATTTACAAATTCAAAGCGGAGAGAGCGTTTACTGTACAAGCTCGCACTCCTCTATGTAGAAAAGAATATATCTGCTTCCTAACCCTTCCCAGTACGGGTCTTTTTGGCCTACGTTGTCAAGGAAGACCAGATCTCCAACGAAGCCAAGATAGGAATATCTGATCATCCGGTTGCCATATAAACACGGAACACCCTGCATGATTGGGTTGCCATTTACCGTTAAATCCATATACATGAAGCTTCCGCGCTGAATTAAACGGATAGTGCATTGCTGACCGGCTAAGTTTACAGATATGGATTGCGACTTCTGAGGAACAAGGGAAACAGTTCTCATGTGATGTTCTCGTTTATTTCTTTAGCCAACTCCGCTACTTTCTGCGTGGCGCTGTTAGTTACGTCAAGAACTGGCTTTGAAACGGTAACCAGAGCGCTTTGAAAGCCTGTCGTAATGGCATTCGTTGCCTTCCCAGCAATATCACCTACAGAAGATTTTAGCGATGACCATGAATTTCCAAGCTCATCGACAGTCGATGGTGTAGATCCAGCATCTTTCGTAGCGGAGCCGGTTCCCGTTACTGCCTGACTGATTTCATCGTTGGTTGGCTTGCTGTTCGACTGCGATCCAGAAAGAACAACTTCCATCTGCTGCATAACTTCCTGAAACACAAGATACACCGTAAGCATGGATACGCCGCGCTGAGAGTTTACGTTGTAATCGTGGTCGACAAGGTCATAACTCTGTAGCGTTTCTTTCGGTGTTTCGATGTCATACGTGGTGGCTGTTTCCATCATCGTTTTGATGGTTTCAAGAGTGCTACTTTGGCTGGTAAGCGTCAGATCGAATATATTTGGTATGTTTCCAGTCATCCCAGTCAGGCCGCTAATGATGATCTCGCACCTGACAAGCGAAGGCTCTTTCACCTTATTAATCGACTGATACTGACCTTTCTCCACCGGGGCGTTAGTTATCTGCGCCCGCCCGCCTGGCTGAATAGATGCCATGCCGCTGAACTCTAACGCCACTGCATTTGTCTTGCTATTGCGGATCACATACTGAGGGTGGAGAACGCTATCGATGATTGATAGCGGAGAGCCTCCGCCGATCGCGTTAAATATGTCTGCTGTGTTTAGACTGAGAATGCTCATCGGTTCTCCGTGCAATAAAAAACCCGCCGGAGCGGGTTAATCTAATTGGGGATTTTCGTAGGCCAAAAATGAATGATATGAACAATAGCAGCTGAAATTACAACCCATAGAGCAATCAGCATTAGAGCATACCAAGCATCAAATCCCATCATTGTGTCGATTGGTTTAGCGAAGAACATTAATGTGAAAACATAGATAAATAAATACAGCAATGACCGTCGCATATCATGCTTCCCCGTATTTTTCAAAAGTAAATTATACGGCAATTTTTCACTAAAAAAGATGAATTTTGCTGTTATTTTACCGAACTTGAAAAGGCAGCGTTTGTCGATGCGCGACTTGCTTGTTGATTGATACTCTTTGTCAGTGCGTCAACTGTTGTCGGGTTGCTGTTCACGTTCACTGTGTTGATGTGCGTGCTGTTTTGTATCTGAGGCTGCCCGCCACTTGACGCTAGCTGATATGGCCTGTTGTCAGCCATTCTTCCCTGTGTAGCGTAATAGTTGCGGGTATTACCCATGTTCCCATAGACCTTTCCTGTGTATTCACGTGTTTCTTTAGGTAACTGTGAAATATCACTGCCATTGGCGATCCACTTATCAACGTTACCCATCCCCCAGTTATAGGCTCTGAGAGCGTTGTCAACGTTACCATCGTAGCGCTTCAGCAACTGGCGCATGTATACGGAAGCAGCGGCGCGTGACTTCTCCGGGTCTAGCCTTTCGTCAACCGTTGAGTCAACTCGCAGCCCCATATCTCTGGCAGTTGCTGGCATAAACTGATAAGCACCGGCAGCGCCTGAACCGGTGTTATATGCCAGTGGGTTCCCGCTTGATTCTGTCATCATCACGCCGTGGAGCAGGTCGTCCATTTCTCCAGATGATTGCTGCATTCTTCTTGCTGACTGCGCGTGTTGTGCTGGCTCGTCAATGCCGAAAAATGACTTTAACGAATCCCATGTGATGAATGGTGTTTTATCTCCATGCATTTTGTCATACATATAGTCGCCAACACTTTTACCTTCGCCTTTAGCATCGGAGCTAGCTTTATCTATAGCATTGGCTGCCGTTGTGGCCGCAATAGCTGCCATAACCAATGGATTTGAACGCAAGCCGGCAGCCAGCAATAACAGAAGCGCATTCGCCCCACCAACGGATTCTGTCAGTTTTTTAATCGATTCTCCGGCATCACGAAAGAACCCAATGATGTCGCCATGGTGATCTTTGATCCAGTCACCAAACTGTTTCAGAGCACTAATGACTTCAGGTGCAAAGGCAATTGCGAGATCGCTTCTGATACGAGCAAACTCAGAATCCAGTTGCCCTAGGGTAACCAGCAAGTTTTCCTGCTCTTTAACCTGAGCCGCAGTGATGTTCGACTTCTTAGTTTCAGAGTCGACCAGAGACTTTAGCTCTCCAGATTTAATCTTGGCTGCGTCTGTCGGGTCGAACCCGGCCGCCGCCATCACCTGCATCAGATTTTCCTGAGAATGGGATTTACCGTATCGGGTGAACTCCCCCAGCGCCTTGTTAGGGTCACCAAGGTTATTGATGTTTAGACCTGTACGTGCGCCCAACACCATCAGGTTTTGCGCCGCACCGGTTAGTCCACCAAAGATTGTCGGGTCTTTGATATTAGCCAGCGCCATACGGGCATTACCGGATGCACCGATAAACGCATCACCGTTCAGTCCTGCCTGTTGGAAGCCACGGCGCATACCGAACATCTTATTCACATCAGTACCAAAGAACTTGGCCTGATTGCTCGCACGAACGATTTCGTTGGAGGTTGAGGTGAATAGTTGCTTAATGCCATAAAGCCCAGCTCCGATCCCGAGGAATCCCGCAGCGGCAGTGTAAGCTCCGCGAAACGATGACGCCGCCGCACTGCCAAACTGAGTTACATCGATGGTGCTCGATTTCAGCGCTCGGCTAATGTTTTTACCGGAGCGGTCAAAATCGCCCTCCAGCTGCTTCACCTCATCTTTCAGCTTACGCTTGCCATTCAGGAACTCGTCAGCCTTGATTGTGACCTTATAGGCCAACTCGTTGATGATCATCGTTGCTCCTGATACTTATGCCATACGCGCTGATTGAAGTTTTCCACTGAAATAATCTCGAGCAGGTTGTACATATCCGCTACGGAAAGTCTCTCCTGCAAATCTAGGTAAGAGGCTTTGCCGGAGCAGATAATGGCGTTGATGGTTGATGAGATATTGACGGGGGACACTAACTTAGCCGGTAGAGCATCTTCCTCAAGGAAGGAATACTTTACTCTCCGGCGATCGTTAAAAAATCGAAGTTAACTTGAAATACCTTATCCAGCAGGGAGCGAATGGTCGACACCTCTTCGAAGTCCAGAGAACCATTCACTTTGCGCTGCTGGCGCTGTCCGTCATTAGTGATGATGATATCCACCGTCGACACCAGGCGGTCGCGCAACTGTCGAGCAACTTCCTGAGAGGATGCAGAGATTACGCTCAGACCAACCGTTGCCAGACCGGCACAGCCCATCGCTATCACGTCAGCCGGAATGTTGCTGTAGTTAGAATCCCCCATAGCACGAAAGATATCCTGCGCCAGAGAGTCGGCATCCCACGCAGACATCTCAGTTATGAGGAATTCTTTACCCTTATCTCGGCCTTCTTCTTCGACGATGAAGGGGATTTCTTTACGTGCCATCAGATTGCGCTCCGTGTGACTGTCTCAAAGTGGAATACTGCCGGTCGTGGCTGAAGAACGCGGCGACCAGGAGGCGTCGGAGTCCAGGTATAGAGGACTCCGTTAACGAAGTTCCACTTCGCGCCCAAAGCCGGTACGGTCAACGTGGCATTACATGCAAATGCCGAAATTGCCGTTCGCTCTGCAGCAACCCAGTCATCAATCAGGCTGCTGGCATTCGATGTCGCCATGAGGTTGATGGTGAACTCTGTCGGGTTGAAGATGAAGCCAGCGTGGTATTTACCATCCGCAGACATCATGTCTTCTTTATTTTGTAATGCACCGGTTTCAAACATGTTATCGGCTGCGTAATCATCAACGTCAAAACCGCCAGGAAAGTAAGCAGGTACGACAATACGCAGCTTACTGTTAGCCGATGTGATATCTATAGGCATGCTTTATTCCCTTATAAAATAGCGGTTGAGGACATGTTGATGGATTGGATCAACTGACCATCCACCCAATAAAAAATTGCACCTTGCAACTGACGCTCAAGACGCGCTGCGCCGGTTTGAGTTGGGATGTACAGATACCATCCCTCGGAGTACAACGTCGCGGAGATATCCTTGCCTACCGTGTTATTCACAATACGGATTTGTGCATTATCCAGCACGACACCTTTCTGAATTGCTCCGAACGTCAGAGCTTGGTTAGCAACATCAATTGTCGCTGCCTGAATAGCTCCATATCCGTTTTGGTTGAAAGGGTAGGACTGATTATTAGTGAATAGATTTGCATATGCGCTTACCAGATTGGCGTTAATCCATACCTGATCGATGAAGGTATCCAGCCAGACAAACTTACCGGTGATCGCGCCATCAGATGCGTACTGAGCCATGGTCTTATTCAGGCTGTAAGCGCCGTAGAAGTTGTAACCATTCGATTTCAGAGCCTGAGCCGTAGCCAGATCGCTCACGTTAGGAGTCAGCCCAGGGAAACCGCGGAACTTGAACGAGATACGTCCGTTCGTGCGAGCAAAGTCTACGGATGCGGCATAAGCCAGCGCGGTTACACCGTACAGATATGTGCCGTACACTGGGAAGATGTTCTCGTAGCCATTAGCCACAACCACTTTCTGCACAAAACAGTCAGCGTTTTTGGCGACAGTTCCCGCCGACGTGGTGTCATGCACGACATAGCCAAAGCGGTTTTTGCTGCTGCTTGCCCACGCACACAATTCTGTTTTCTGGTCATCGGTCAGTTCGACCAGTGAGTTAAACAAGATCCAGTTCTGGTTGACGTTGGTGATGTTATTCATCGTGTCTGTCAGAGTAACCGCATCAGAACCAGGAGATACGATTGCTGCTGTAGCCTGTGTGAGCAACAAGCCGGTAGCAAGTGCGCCAGCAGAAACATAAGACACTTCACTGTCCGCGCCGGTAGTGGCAGAGCGAATTATGAAACGATTAGCAATCGGAAGCCATTCAACCGCGACCTCACTCGCACCAATGCCAACCTGCAATTTTGATGCAATGTCGCTGAAACTTGTTGCTGTGGACAGGTCGATTGATGTGCTGGTGACAGACACGCCGTCAACAGAAAGCGTGATGGTTCCTGCCGGGATTGTCTTCAGAGTAGACAGCGCCACACCTTTCAGATTACCGGACAGCAAATATCCGGCTACGTCAGCAGTAACGATGCGGTACATCAGCAACTCACCAGGAATAACTGATGAGTTTTCGTAGCCGTTGAAATATTGCTGAGCGGCGAGGAATTCTTTCGATTCACTGCCCATCAGAGCAGAGACATCGGAGGATAAGAAATAAGATTGTACCGCGCCGACCGGGATAAGCTCGTTATCGGTCAGCATCAGGCCGTTAGCATCAACCGCAGAACCGGCAGGCGTAACGACGTTGGGCGTGATATTAAAATCTACGGATAAAGGGATTGTGCTCATTGGCGTCCATCCACCTGTTGGGTTGTAATTTCTGCTTTGTCGAAATAGTCCTGCGGGAACGACACGGTAATGTGCGCCTGCAGGGATAACGTGAGGGTATATCTTTCCTGCCATTGGCTCTCAGCGTCGATCATCGGTGCTTGAATGGCAGGTGATGAGTAAAGCGGCGCTAGCCGGGCGTCGATGGCTTTGATGACGTCGTAGCCATATCCGCTGGTGAATGTTGTTTCCAGTGCAATAGCCCGATCCCCTGCACCCTGACCGTAGATATCCACCTGAATATCAGCCTGACGAACTTCGGTATATCCCATGGAGCTTGTGGACGGAGAGCCCGTGTCCTGCTTGATGTCTCTCGTCGTGGATAACCGGATAAATCGCAAGGGGGTCAGGATGCAGAACTGTCCTTTTAGCATTGGTACGCGGTTAGCCTGAGCCTGCTGACATGAGCCGGCGATCGGCTCGATATAACCAGCCAGCACATCGATCACATCATCTACAGTGAAATCATTCATGCGCTCACCTGCAATACAGCAATCAGACGACACCAGTCAGGCCACAATTCCACCGGTTCGACGACAAGCCATTGCTCGCCATTAATAACGAAGATATCGCCGCCCTGCTCCATTTCACGCTGTACGCTAAAGTAGTTGCCATTGACGTAAATCACCTTCGCCAGACCCTGAATGTTCAGTCCGTCGACGTGCTGCATGTCGCCGCGGCTGATAGGCTGCAGTTGAATGGTGACATTCTGATCAGGGAGATAAGACGGAACCGGCTTTCGCCCGGGCCCGATGGTTTCACTGGCGTATTTCTTCAGGATTGCTGAGATATTGGGGTTGATGCTGGTGATCGCGTTATTCGCTATTTGTCTGAGATTCAATTTCTCCTACCTCGTAGCTAACGCTGTTTAGCATGTTTGATGTGTCAATCAGCGGCTTATCAAATCCTTTCTTTGCAATGGTCACCGGTGAAAGTGGCGGAGAATCAAGGGATCGAATAGATTTCTTGATGTCATCCACGATTATTTCACCAAGCAGAGAAAGAACATCTCTGGTCTCATCACCGTTTTCAATCAGCTTGGCTGTTGCCTCTTGCCATTCCGTTTCATGTCCAGATATTGCATTGCGAAAGAATGGTCTTGGCGGTTGGTTATTTGCCGGGTTACCAAATTCATTCGTTGCAGCAACCATTGGAACAGGGGGTCCGTCTGGGTAAGTGGCTCCTTCAAGGAATCCAACTTTTAGTTGAAGATTTTCGAATGAGCTTACTGCTTTATCCAGTGCGTCCATTACCTTATCCATCAATACCTCCGGTAATATCCGTAGGGATAATTTGATGGGGAATGACCGCTTATATACTGGAAGGTGCGGAATGGTGCCGTAGCATTCCAGTAATCAGCGCCATACTTTGTTTGCATGTACCATGCTGAGTTTGCTGTTACCCCTGGCATATCCGCATGAACGCTAACTGAACCCTCTGATGCGCTGTCAATTCGCCCTACCAATCCGGATGGAGACTGCCCATTAGCGCCCGAATACAGAAAGGCGATATGGGCAACCAGCATATTCAACAGCATTGCTCGGACAGCCAAATCCGACACACGACTGAAGTCTGTGTTATCGAGATAGATGGTTGCCTGGGTGAAATACTGTTGAAGGAGTGCGTCGTCGACAGATGAGAATTCAGGATAGCGTAGCTTAAATGCGGCGGGGTCAAATATTACGACGCCCATTCACTGCTCCCGCTATTTGGTGTCAGCCTTTTTCACGCCCGGAGCCGGATTTTCCGGATCAAGACCTTCGAGGCCGGTTTTGTTTTTTTCCAGTTCTTTACCCTGAGCCTTCACGCTGCGTTCGTCTTTCTGGATGAACACTGCGTTGTTCTGGATATAGGCCGCGTCGTGATAGATCTCCATGAACTTATCCATGAATTCTTTCTCGACCTGAGTAACACCGAAAGCACCTTCAGGAATTGCGCCATCAAGACCACGCAGGGCGGTTGATGCCGCCCCGTTCAGGATTACTGTTTTGCCATCCAGAGTTACCTGAAGGCCGTTTGGCAATTTGCAGCCAACACTTACCATTTCTGCCATGAATTAAACTCCCAACATGCTTGCAAATGCCAGCGGCTGGCGAATGATTGCACCCCAGGTGCCACCGGTTTTCTTTTGTTTGTACGCGGACAGATCAACAACAACCGGGTGAGCTCGCATTTTTTCGGTAAACGCGCAGTAGCCAGTGTCCTGACCATCCAGATCGTCGGCAATCAACTGAACCAGCTCGCCGGATGCGGTGTTGTACTCAACGGCAGTGACAACGCGCAGGTTCGGGAAGTTTTTCTTCAACTGATCCGACACATTGACGTTGTACATGTTGGTCTTGGTCAGGTTGGCCTCAGACTCAGGAGACATCGCCAGCGTCATTTTACTGTCGCGCTCTACGTAGCCTTTGGTCTGCTTGATCAGCTGCGTGTACAGCGCCTGAATGTCGTCATACACAGCCTGTCCGTCTTTTGTTGCCCATGTAGTGCCGCCACCGGTACCTGTTGCCCCCGGGGTGATTGATGCCGGAAGGTTAGGGTCATTCAGAATGCCGTAGTTCTTCAGACCAGCAACGCCTAAGAAGTAAGACTTGTTCTGGAATTTGTTCAGGGTCAGTGCGGAAGCGGTGTTCAGCTGCTGAGCCCATGCGATACGGCCTTCACCATAACGGTCCAGTTCCAGTTCACCCCACTGAGTGATGGTCTGGTACAGGTAGGATTCACGCGCAACCCAGTTTACGTTCGCGCTGACCTGACCGTTGTTGTTGTAGTCGCCATAGCTGGAAACCTGACCAGTGGATTCAACAACCGGGAACTGCGCAGTCATAGTAGTCCAGTCGCCCTTTTTGGTTTCACCCATGATTTCCACCGCCTTCATCGGGGTAACCAGGATGCGAATCAGCTCTGGATCGACATAGTTGGTAAAGTACCACGGAATACCGGCGTTACTGGCGGTTACCAGTGTCGGCTGGGCATCCATCGCGTATGAGTAGCTATTCGCCACAGCGTCGGTCAGATAGGCTTTAGCTTCCGGAAGGATTACGCCGTAATCCCGTTCAGCCATCGCTTTGTGTTGTAAAAATTCTGCGTTATTCATTGATTAGCTCCAGGTGCCCATCTGAATCAGTTCGCCAGCAGCGCCAGCGCTACCAACAACAAATTTGGTTTCTACATAACCGGAGATAGATGCACCGGCTGCGCCAGTGGTAATAGAACCATCCGACAGTTTGGCGAAGATTTTCTGTCCTACCGTTGCAACGACTGCGGTTTTCACCAAGAAGTCGCCAGCGGTCATCAGGGTCATCTGGAAGCCAGGCTGAACGGTCATGGAAGCTTCAGCCAGCCATGTAGTAATCGACGCCTGACCTTCACGATGAACGAAACCAGCCGGAACGCCTGTACCGGTATTGTCGACAACGCCGTTGGTTACCCATGCGAAGCGACCGACGATTACACCATTGGTGCCAGCTACCAGAGCACCTTCACCCGCCAGCAAGCTTGCTTTCGGGTTAGCAGACGCGAAATCACCCTCAACGCCCGGTGCCTGCTGCTGATTAATTACACTTTGAAAGCCGCTCATTGCTTAGCTCCGTTTCATTTTGGTTGCGCCAGGGAATGCTTTGGCGAAGGAAGTTGTTGCCGCTGAGTCCATACCCAACCCATGATTAGGTTTTCGAGAATCAGACTTCTGGCTGATAGAAAACTCAACCATTGATTTCAGCGCTGATGGATGGACGCCTTTATGGTTTGCACCAATGGAGTCCAGCGCGAATCGGTAGATGTCTTCTGCAGAATCCATTGCTACCAGACTCACATCACCAACAAGCGGGCGAACACATTCCCGCGCTTCATTGGCCTGACGGATTCGTCCCATCACGTTTTCTTCAGCTTTGCGGATTAACGCGGCATCCATAGCTGCTTTATCCTCTTCATCATCTTCATCTTCGGCTTTCTTCTTCTCTTTGCCGTCTTCTTCCTCGTCTTCCGCTTCTTTGCGGTCGCGATCGCGGTCTTTACGCTCACGCTCTTCGCGCTCTTTGAGTTCTTTCTCTTCGCGTTTCAGACGTTCAGCCTCTGATTCGTTGTCTTTCTCTGCCTCCGTGGCTTCGTCCTCGACAACCTTTTGTACTTTCTTTTCCACGTCTTCTGGCTTCTCATCACTTGCCAGCATGGGCGTGATAATTGCCATCAACTTTTTGGTAAGTTCTGACATTGATTTCATTCCTGTAGGTATTGAATCCCCGACAACGACGTCGGATCCGGCTCTGCCCTCTATTACGAGAGCAACGTGGTTCCCGACGATATCGCGCATTACGCCATCATATGACTGGCCTTCATGCACGCCGGGGGTCATGTCGGCTACATATCTGTAAGCCGACGAAAGCTCTTTCTTCTCGTCCGTCTCGATTCCAGCGATAGAATCTGCATCCCAGACGACAAGGGAGTTTTTAAGGTAAGTCCCGTCAAACTCAGCATCAGTACCAGTAGAACCAACCACGGCCATCTTCTGAGGTGCTGCGGCGGTTACCGGTATGTGTTCGTTAAGGAGTGGGATGTTGTTGAATGTCGATGCTGCTTTGGCTAACTCTTTCGGGTCGCGCAGCAGGTAGTAAGCTTTGTCAGGCTGTAGGCCTAGCGATCTGGAGTTGGGAATTTCACGACCATAGTAAGGGCAGACGTTAGCCTTGCTGATTGGCGTCAATTCGATGTGCAGCCGCCCATCCTTGTCAAAGGATCGCACCGTTGCCCTGTCGAATGCCAAAGCGGAGTCGCCAGTATAGCCATTGGCGTATGCGGCTTGCTCCTGCTCTTCTGCTTCTTCTTTGGTTGGATAAACCTTGCCGTGATTTCCCCATTGCCAGCCGCCATCAACTTTGCGTACGGGCATGGTTTTACCTTTCTTCAGGCAATAAAAAAGCCGCCTCAGCGACTGTTATTTTTCTTCAATGCGGTTATCGTCAGTATCGATATAACCACTCCGCCAAATATCAATGTCAGGCCTAGCGCCTTGAACACTTCAATCATTTTCTCTCCAGTCCGGGGATGATCGGAGACCACGTACACCGGCAGTTGATAGCCTCACCCGGTAGCACCCATTCACCATCGAGATACAACCCCTTATCGAGGTCGAACTCTTTACCGTCTGCTTTCACATGGGATGGTCTTGGTTGCTTTCCGGCATGTGAATGCCGCCAAATACCTTTGGTAATGCCGAGTTTCTTCTGTCGTTCAGACTGAATGACCGCCGTAGCCTTGTTGTTCTGATCGCGTGCAATCGTCTCTGCTCGGCGGCGTGTAATTCCGTAGCGCTTCACCAGCTCATCGGTGAGGTAGCCCAAGTCACGCCCACGGCTCACAGACTGCATGACCATCGTCTCCACTTGCGTGTGGTAATGCTCAGGTATCGACTTAATCAGGTTGACGTTCTCGTTAATGACTGCCTGCATCGCGTTTTTAAGCTCATCGTTCATCGTGAACTTAACCGTGAAGCCGCCAGCTTTTAACGCGGAGTGTAGCGAAACGTCAGTGTTTCGCAGCGTCTTATCGACAAAGCGATCTGCCAGTTTCTTTGCAATCTCGTTGAACTTGCTCTCCCACTGCTTACCGAGCTTCACCAGCCTGCTCTTAAGCTCATTCGCCGGACTGGCATCCATCGCCATGCTGTCTTTGTAGCCAGTCTCAAGCCAGTACCGGTAAGATTTGTTCATCTCCCGAACCAGCTTGAGAAGCTCAGCGCGATACCACTCATGAACTCCGGCGTTAGCCCTGACTGGACGAAGGGTTGTCTTGGTCTTCGAATCCTTCTTCGATGGACTCGTTTTCGTACTCTTCTTCGTCATCTTCGGATTCCATCATGTGGTATGGGCTGGCCTTGTCTGACTGGCGCATACTCCTGATCGCGTCGAGGTCGAACACTCCTGCTTCGGCGTAGTTCTTGTCAGCCTCAGACTGGTGCTTCATAACCTCTGCTTTCTCGGCTTCTGTAAGCTCGTACAGCGGAAGGAACTCGAAATCGATATCAGGGTCAATCTCACCGAATTCGTTCAACTGAATGACATCCAGCACCGTTTTAAGCGGGCTCCTGAACAGATTCTCCTGCATGGCGTGAATTGAGTCGTAGAAGACGCGAATCTCACCATCAGATGAAGCGTTAAGCCCGTTTGGCGTGATGCCAAGCAGCTTGACCAGGGGAATGCTTGATACCGATGCCATCTGCTCTTGTGCTTGCGCCTGGAGAGCGTCGACACCGGATAGGCTTGTCACGAACTGGAAAAACTCTTCCGTTTCTTTATCAACAAGGAACATTCCACGGTTGTCTCGGACCTTATTGAAGAACTCAGCCCTCATAAACAGGTTCGGATCGGCAACGCCTGACAAGACGTTGTTCATGTTCGTCTTCAGACCGTACACCACAAATGAGTGAACCAGATCGCTAACGCTATCACGCGTTCTGAGCCAGTTCTGCACGTATGGTTCAGCCATCTGGCTAAGTGACAGGCCGCCGAAGTTGTACGCCGCTTTGAGAATGTCAGGCACCTGACGTGAAATCATCGTCAGCATTCTACTGGCGTGAACTGTGCGCCCCATGACATACCATTCAGCCGGATTAAAGAAGTCAGGGCTTAGCGGGTTGTCAGCGTTATACACACCCGGGTATGTCCACATTGCCTCAATAACGCGGAAACCGTTCAGGCTGTCTTTGGTGATTTTTCTCGGGCTGATGTAGAGCTTCTTGTCCAGTTCATCGGGAACCAGCCACGCAGAGTTACCGCTTGGCGTCTTCAAATCGATGTAAATCTGGCCGCGCCCGAAGTAACCGTCATGCTCAGCAGCTTCACGGAACTTCTCACGCACCTGAAATCGTTTTAACGCATCATCAAGTTGGCGAATTTTATCGGCTTTGTCATCGCCGTCATCGTTCCCTATGTGCTTCAGTTCAATCCACTTGCGTGTCATCTCTTCTGCTATCGTGCCAGTAATCTTGCGATATTCCGGCAACTGCGCCAGCTGTGACAAGTATGGGTAGCCGGGGAAGCCACCGTATCCATATGCGGTGATATTGGCCGAATTCAGGTAACTGTACGGCGTGGAGTCCATCGCCAGAGCCGCATCCCCGATATGCTCAGGGATAACTCCCGGTGGCGGTGTATAGCGCTCAATCTTGCGAAGCACTTCACCTTCAGATTTGATGCGTTCCTGCTCATTCATCATCGCCAGCGCATTAGCCAGCGACATGGGCTGTTTTGCCTCTTCCTTTGGAGGCTCAGCTTTTTTCTTTTTCCAGCGTTCAAACACTATGCGAGCCTCAAAAGTTCTTCAGATATGCGTAACGGACCGTTGCCATTTTTCATTTCATCAATGGCGTCCATCATCGGATCGAGCTGGTCGTCGTGCGTATTGAAATCAGGGTTGATGGCTTCCATCTCGACGAGGAAGTCGTTAATGAATGGTGAGTTGCTGGGTAACTTTATGTAACCTGACTCGATATAGCCCTGCACGTCCATCAGGCGAGTGTATTTGTCCTTATCGCGCTGGATAGCTTTGATTGGGCATATCGCTTTTTTACGGATGTTCTGTATCAGTCCAGTGCCGGATGATTTGTCCTCTATCGCCATGTGACGAAGTGGGCCATTCTTTAGTGTTTTGCATTTTTCCCAAAAGGCGACGGCGCGGCGCTGTAGTTCATCGGCTTCCCATTTGCCACGGATCATGTCTATCAGGTAGATGTATCCGTCAGTGCCAAGCCCCCAATGTTCGAATACTGAGAAGTCATTGACCTCTTTTGTTTTCTGTGCGGTGTCGCCATAGACGGCTCGCCACTGCATAGGAGGCAATACGGAGTATTCACCGAACCATTCAGATTTGATCAGTCCGCCGCCCTTAGCGGTTGGTCTCTGCTGATACAGGGCGTTCCAGACCAGAGACCCGCGTTGCTTGCATTTCTCGACGAACTCTTGTGGCATGCGCTCAGGGAAAAGAATTTCACCGGGATTGCGAAGGTGATACACGTTGCCGTTTAGCTCGTGAATCTCTTCCTTCTCAGCCTCCATTGGGAAGCTAACCACACGCCAGCTTTCTCCTCCTTCTTCAGCCAGTTTGAGTAACTGGCCTGCAAGGTCGCTTTGATGCCAGCGCGTCAGGATGATGACGATGCCGTTTATCTTTGGATCAACACGAGTGAAGAACGTCGTGTCGTACCAGTCCATCACCGCTTCCTGATAAGTTGGAGACGATGCTGTTTTGTAATCTTTTGCGGGGTCGTCAATTACCCCGATGTTCATGCCCTGCCCGGTGATACCGCCGTTAACACCCGCAGAACGATATGAGCCGCCGTGTAGTTCGCCTTTGGCGTCTACTGGCTCCCATAGCTCAGTTTTGTTGATTCCGCCAGCCAGGCTGCGCCCTGAAGGTATTTTCACATCAGGAAAAACGTCAGCATATTTATCGGAAGTGATAATGCGCTTAACATCCCTGCTCATTCGGTCAGACAGGTCAGACGAATAGGAGCACGATATGATGTTCCACGATGGATGCTGCCCTAATACATACGCAGGGAATCGACGAGAGCAAAGCTCACTCTTTCCAGAACGCGGTGGAGCAAACACCATCAGGCGAGGCATGTTTCCGGCTTTTACTTCATCAAGGAAGTGATCTAACTCTGCGCAGAGCAGCTCGTTAAACCAGCCCGTTTCGTATTGCGGGTTTGTGTACAGCGTGAAATCGAGAAGGTTTTTACGTGCAGAGCGAATCGCCAGTTCTTTGTGAAGCTCATAAATCTGAGCGTTTCGATTCAAGCTGATTGGAGCGTCTGCCATTTCCCAGCTCCTTCAGTTTCTCTTCAAGTAATTCTTCGGACATGTCGGCATAGCGAACCGGACCACCGTTAGCGCCGGTAATCTCTGTTGAGGTTTGCTCTTTGAATGCCTGGACCGTTACATGCTTGCCGAGAAGCTCGAGGTTCTTCACCTTGTCAGGCCATTTGATTTTCTTCAGGATGGTTTCAGTTGTCTTCTCATCAAACTCCTGTATGGATGTCGATATATCCATGCCTTGAAGAGTGATGCGCCAGACCTTAGGCCATTGAGATATCGGAAGCATTGTCCCGTCATCGCGAAGGATGTCGATAACATCCATTTGATCGATCTCGACCAACCGGCGAAGGACGTAGGCAGCATCTATGCCAACTTCCTCATTGCGAACAGACTTCAGTTCAGCTATGCGATTTTCGATGTCAACATTTGTCAATAAGCGATTAGCCTGGGAGCGGGCGGTTTTCTCGCTGTAGCCCGCCCTGATAGCTGCCTGAGTGGCGTTTAAATCTTTCAGGTACTCACGGGCAAACAGCTCTTGCTTGTCGGTGAGCTTTGCCATGTTATTTACTCTTCAAATTCTGGTTCGATGCTGAAAATCGACACTTCTGAAAGATTAATCCCAGTGTGAGAGCCTTTATGGTCTTCAAACATCAGAAAGCCGTGCTCGATAACTGGTTTGTGTGTTCTGCTTTTCCCAATGCAAATATGACTAGAGCCGACCTGCAATATTTCCTGAGTGGATATCATCACATTCCAGTGCTTGATTATTCGGGACATGCAATTTCCCCATATTGAAATTAGTGAATTTGATTCGCCGGACTCGCCCCGCTTCGCAGAGGTGCTAACTGACTTACGGCTTACCCGTCTGCAAGAAAGTGATCACCTCCTACGGGGTTACACAATCTTTTTCCTTGTCGGGGGAATTCATTCCTGTAGTGCTTTAGCGACACCGGGCAGAGATATTTGTCCGCGCTGGTCAATGCGCTCAATTCTAGCCAGCAACGCAGGTTTCTTTACTCGCCCCCAGCGGTTCAGTAATCGCCCAGACATACTGGCCACATCTTTCTCTTTCATATATTCGAGCATGACGGCGTTGCGTTCTGCCTCATAGCTTTCACTGTATTTTCTAAGCTCGCTGGTCATCCAGTTGAACGCATTGATATATGCCTCTTTAACTGCGTCAGCCTTTGCGCCATTAAAGCCCATGACCAGCATGACAAAGCCGCTGAAGTCCATGCGGTAGTACTTTTGCTTCTTATCAAATATCCCTAACTCATTGATTTTCTCGACAACCCAAAAGTGGGCCTTCGTGAAATCAGTCGAGCAATGAAGGTTTTCCAGTGCGCGAATAACGTGTTGGTGTCTTTTGCCAAATGCCTTGGCTATCTGGAATGTATCGGTCACCGGCTCACCTTCTGCCGCCGATACTAGCTGACGAAAATCAAAATCAGGGATGACCTGTAAATTGTTCATAGCGTTTGCCTTACTTTGAGATGAACCTTTGCCGCATAGGAAATCAGTCCATCGAGGCTCGCCAGCACTAACTGACTTCCTCAAAGGCTCATTTCAAAGGGTGGGGTTCGATGTGGTTATTTGCGCTGCGGTACGCGGGGAAATGCGGTTTTGCTAACTACGAAAATTTCGCAGTTTGATTAGTTTTCGATTTGATTGTTTATTTGCACGCGGTGAAATGCAGATATAAAAAAGCCCCGCAGATGCGGGGCAATATCATTTTTGAAAGAACTTATTTATTACCGCTACTTACCTAAAATAGCTTTCATGCTTTCCGACAACATGCCGGGGTCGGCTACTTCAGTGACATTTTCGATTGCGTCAATGCCCCAGTCTTCTGCATGCGCACTTCCATCAAATGGCTGATTAAATACAACATCCTGATTCATTGTGCGATTCCAAACATTTCCTGCAAACCAAGTGCAGTTTGTCAGAGGCGTATATACACCCTGTTGGCCTTTACCTGGCTCCATATGGAAACCTTTTGCAATTTCCGTACTTTCAATATTTAGCTGTGGAATAATTTTGTTTTCTAAATCTTTAAACTGAGTATCACTAATTTTCATGCACAGTTGATAAGCAAAACCACGATCTACACGGTCGTTAGATTTGTTTTTAGTATATCCATAACCCTCGTGGTAACCATAACGGTGGCTATTAGCATCCGTAACCTTTTCGCTTTCAAATACGATGATCCACGCGTGTCCGAGTGCTCCGCCACCTAAAATTTTATTTAGCGCCGCAACTACCGCTTTTGCACGTGCCTCTTTGTCATTTGGATACTGGGCTGCAGCTTCATCTGCAATCTCGCAAATAGCCTCCAAATCAGTTCGTTCAGGTTTACGGTTTGAACGAATACAAATTTGCGGATAACCGACAGAAGGATCCCCCTTCGGCATAACTTTTGATTCATCTTTTAAATTATTTAATGATTTAGGTAAGTTCAAAGCGTCATATTTCATTTATTGCCCTTTAGGTCTTGGGTATAAAAAAACCCCACCGAAGTGAGGCTGTTGGCACTGGCTGCGGATATAACTCTGCAACCCGTTAATCATTGTTTCGGATTGTCTGATTCGTTCGACGAGACTGAGATAATTGCGTTCAAACTCTGCATCATATCGGGGACTGGCTGCATCAGGCTTGCCGGTGGTGGCGGTGGCTTCGGGCAGCTTTGGACAACTGGCCGCGATGCGCAGCCGCTTAGTGCCGTTACCAAGGTCAGTACGCAGACGCTCAATTTCACTTTTTGCATTGGCTAATTCCTGTGTGACTTTGATATCCAGTGCGGCGGCCTGTACTCGTTGTCGCTGGATGTTTTCGAGGTCTGCTTTCTGCTGATTGGCTACCTGAGTGATTTCTTTCAGCTGGGTGTTTAGCGACTGCATCTGGCTTGTCGTGTACCACGTGCCAACTAGTAGAGCGATGATGACAGCGAGCAGCGCGGTAGTGGCTCTACTCATGACAGGAATAACCGACGTTCTTTAGAGCGACGAATATCAAGTCCGGGTAAAACCTTTCCAGCCGCTTTATTCCAGCGCAAGAATTCATCAGCCGCGCCAGCGTAATCCCCTGCATTCAACTTCTTCAGTAGAGTGGATTTCGCAAAGTTTCCGCCGCCCACATTGAAGATAAACGAGCACAATGCATCAAACTGGTTTTGATTAAGCGGAACCTTAACGCAGGTTTCAATCGTGATGTAAATCGGTTGCAGGTCGTCACGGAGGAATTGCTCGGCTTGCGCCTGAGTAATAACGTCACCTTTTGAAACGTTATGCGTATGGCCGTATCCAATAGTCCACGGTTTACCGCCAGTGCCAGGATCGGGATATGCTTTATCCTCAAACCCTTCTGAATTTTTTATTAACTCTTTACCATTTTTACTTACCTGCATCTGAACCTCCGCCGAACCGGTTACCAACATAGCCAGATAGAAACGCGCTTAGCTTTTTTACACCGACGAAGCCGATGAAACCGCCAATGCCAACGGTTAATGCTTTTGGCACATCGAAATAGTCCAGAGCTGAATATGTGGTAAGAGCAATGGCTCCGCACATCAGACCTTCAAATGCCGTTTCTTTCCAGCTACTGCCGGAGTAAGCCATTCTGAGAACTGCCATCATGACGGCCATAATTACCCCACCAATTGGCACGTCACCACGCCACCATGATGCAAGGATTTCACTGATATCTGCCCAAGTATGGGGATTATTAGACATACGCATATCCACCTCCCCGTAGGGAACGGCGCTTTAATTGTGTGTAGGGAATAGCGTCACCCGTATCCATACCAATCTAGAGGATGTGTGAGTGCGGTTGGTTGGTTTTGGATGACGCTAAATGCAAGAAAGCCCCGAGCTATTAACTCAGGGCTTTGTGGATTGATAATTGTCTTTGATCTAGTTAGAGAACTTGAAACTCTAACCGCTTACCAAGTACCCGCATGGCCTTTTGAACCGCATCGATTTTAGTCGCATGCTTCAGATCGAATAGCCGAGTGATCTCTTGTTTCTTCACGCCCATACGATTAGCCAGCTCGGTTTGCGTAATGCTGGAATCGATAAAGGCATTAAGCATAAGCACTTTTGATGCCACACTAAGCGGCACATCAACAAACTCGCCGGTTACTTCACTGGGTAGCGGTACTTTTCGGTTATCTTCAAAATAGAACTCAAACGCTGTAACTAAAGCATCGAGCGCCATTGATAACGCGTCTTCGCGGCTGTCGCCCTGCGTGAGTGCCTCCGGTATATCTGGGAAGCTTACGAAGAATCCGCCGCTGTCTGGTTCTAGATTTACGGGATATCGCATATTGTTATGGTGAAGCCTGCAAGTACCAGCCCCTTTCGAGGCTGGTTTTATTACAATCCTAACTGCTTCATGATTGCTTTTCTTAGCGGCTCTTTTATCTCAGAGCTGGGATGCCTTGGCATTACGCTTCGCTTCCCGTTTAGTCTTAGCTTCAAGTGATTCGTGCCATTTGAAACCTCAACCCCCTGAGCTTCGAGCCATCTACGAAACTCGCTTTGCTTCACCACTCCTCCATTCTGTTGAACATGTCATTATAATAATCATTTATGTTTACCGTGTCAACATTTTTGATTACCGCTCTTCAGAAAAGAGGATCGAATTCATACCGACCTTCCAGCCGGTTAGGTGGGGATAGCAGTCAATGAGACGAACTTATCTACTGCACGATTGTTTTTCTGGCGTCACACCGATTATCCAGAAAGCAAAAAGGCCAGCGATTAAGCCAGCCTTTTCACTTCAACGAATGGATTAACCCACCGTTAGAGCTAAGGTTAGTCCATTTTTCCGCGACTTTCAATGTCTATTTTCTACATATAATAGTTTTCGTGGAAAATATTTCTTAAATAGTCACCTTTGATAGCATCATATCTGCGTAAGCTTCCTCCTTGTGACACTGACTCACCAATACCTCATAGAATGGCTTGTAATGGTCATATGCCGTCGTTTTACCCAAAGCAGGAATTACTGCTTTGATCGCATCAATGACCGCTGAAAACTTCAGTCTGGAGTATCCTAACCCTGAGCATTTACAGCAGGTTTTATACACCGGAACTCCTTGCCTCTCAGTCTCAGACTTATCCATTACCTCGCCGCGCCCGTTACAACGACAAGCATTGCTTAGCACTTTCTTACCTTTGCATGATGGGCAGAGTACGCGAACCACTTCCCTTAGTTCTCGGCGCACCTCATAGGCCGATGGCGTTGCCTCGCCACCCCATTCCAGCGTTTTTTTAACAATTTCTTTTGCTACCCACGGCGTATGCGTTTTCGTCGTGAATACCTCCGCATCGATAAATCCTTCACCGTGGCAGCAATCGCACTCTCGGGTACTGGCTGCGCTTCTGGCATAGTCCTGATATGCAAAGTTTGCGAGCAATTGCACTACTGCTTGTTTAATATCGTCATCAAGTTGTTCGATAGCCTTATGCTTACTGGTCTGAGTGAGGGCATATTTAACAAGACTTTCCACGGCACGGTCGGGACTGCTGATCCCCATCTTCGCTAAAAACAGGTCTAACCCGAATCCGCTTTTAAGGTCTGCCAACCCTATCGCGGCCATAAGGTCAGTGCCTGTTAGTGAATCCGTTGCCGTTGCCCGTGGAGAGTCGCTAATCGTTGATGATTTAGCTGCAAACAACTTCGGTATTGATTCAAGTCTCATCGCTTGCCCACCTGTTCTTCCCACAATCCCCGCGAGCTGTCATAAATACACCGTTTACTATGGCGTGGTGCTTGGCCTCTTTATCGTTGAGGTATTTGGATATGGTTTCTCTGTTGATGTGTAAGCGTCGTGCTAGCTCGCTCTGATTACCGTATGTATCGACTAGCATGTCGGGTATGGTTCGAATGTCAGCATTCATGCAGCCTCCTGATTTAACGCCTTACGCTTCGCTTTGTACTCGTCTCTGATGCGCTCAAAGTCCTTCCGTGTGTAATGACAAGCCTCATGCGGCCCCATAAGCCTGTTGAACCGCTCAGTGCCAATTTTCACAATCAGATTCGGCTGGTATCCGGCGATATTTCCCGACAGGTGGTTATTACATGGCGCGCACTGTTTGTGGCAATTGTCCTCATCGAACCTCAACTCTGGGTTGCCACCAACGGTGCGAAAGTGTCCGGCGTGGTATTGCCCATTATGAAAACGCCCACAACTGATACATGGCTCCGCTGAGTCACGTTCTCGGATGTAAGAGTTGAATTCGGTCTGGGCTTGTTTTGCGAAATAACTGAGGGGCTTTACTGCTAATTTACGGATTTTAAGTTTGTCTTTCTTTTTCTTCTGTTCCTGCCTTCGCTTGGCTTCTAACGCCTTTATCGCCTTTTCTCGATTCTTTAGGCTCAGCCTGACGCCCAACTCTGCCCCATGCTCAGGACAGCACCATCGTTCATTCTGGAAGCGGGGAATGAACCACTCCCTACAGATTGCGCACTTACGTCTAGCCATGTCTATCTCCAGATTTTGGATGTCTGTATTTTTGAATTAGGTTGGTAATTTGATTCAGGGAGAAGTGCTTGAACGAACCAGTGACGATTGTCTGCTGATAGTGATTTAGTGGCCTGCACTCCGTTGTTTTTGTATCTATCGAGTAGTTGATTAGCTTCTTCTGTGGTCATGGGTTCGTGCGAGAACCACGTTAGCTTCATGCTGCCCTCCCGTAGAAATCTCCGCTGTAACGGACATCACGAAGCTTTACCCCGTTGTTTACAGAGTAAGCCGTTGCATATTCGATAAGTGAACCCATGCGCTTCTTACCCATCTGAGCGGTGCTTTCTCGGATGTTTAACCACTCCCCTTCAATGCCCTGAATCAGTGGAGATTCATTAGCGTTGTTTTCAACCATCCAGTGACCGGACACAAAAACGTTTTTCCATTGCCAGTCACGGAGCCACATATCGCCCAGACTTATCTGTTTGGATACATCGCCGCATATGGCATGGAATTTATCGTTTTGAGGTAGGTTACGTGGTGCGTCACCGATGGTTACTACTAGAGGGAATTTTTCGTCAGTGGGTAGTGAGTCTATGAAGTTTTTGAGGTTCTGCTTTATCGTTCCGTCCCGTAGGTAGAACGTTGTTCGTTTCAATGTTACCTCGCTTTCTGTTCCACGTTTTTGCACTCATTTTCAGCATAGAGAATTGCTGTCCGCGCTGACCTTAACCGCGCCTTGGCGTTCTTCTCTTCACGCTCTAGGTTGGCTACGTTGTTACGTAGTTCCTTTACTCGTGCATAAAGCGTTTCTATTTCAGTTACGATGTGCTCAGCGTTAATTGCCCGCTCTAAGATGTAATTAAATGGGTCTACCACGACACCACAGTTAGTGCATGTGATTGTTCGGTTTTCTTCATTGACCACTAAGGCATGTTTACAGCGCTTCTGTTGATAGGTTTTCAGATTTGTGGGGACAATATTTAGCAGCTTTCTCTCTTCGTTATCCGGCTGAACTAGCTGCACTACGTTTGCCAGATCATCAGTTTCAGAAGTCATAACTCCCCCTGTCGATACATCATAATTACAAGACCTTTAGCCGTGGTGACCTTCATTTGGTCTCCATCCTTGATAGTGTCTAGCTCAAAAGCATCGTAGAGCTCTTCTATTGCCCTCTGCTTTCGGGATATCTTGCGGCGCTTATCCCATTGCTTAAAGACTATCCGCATCAGCCATTCTCCAGACTTCCACATGATGTATGTCCAGCCTATCAGAGCTAATCCGGTGTTTAGGTGAGTTGCTAAATTAGACATCACTCCCCCTTAACCTTGATGCCAGCGGCACGCACCTGCTTAACGGCATAATTTCTTCCATCAATCCAACCAACTGAGTAGCCATCTTTATCAGGGCAAATCATGTGCTCGATTTCAAATTCAGTGTGATTGTCTATCTCAACCTCCACCGTCTCGCGGCTTGCTTGCCACCAAATCCATGCAACATCAGTCTCTGGATGTGCATAGTTCATTCCTCCGTTGGCAGTTGCCAGACGCTCTTCAATTTCGTTTTCGTCAGCGTGCAATCTAATTTGCGCTTCAAACTGTTCACGACTTGTCATGATTATCTCCACTGTGTTGTTGGCGCAGGTTCATCAACTCCACGCAGCTCTTGCGTATCATTTTCAAAGGCATCTGCTCGCCAAGAATCAACGCGTTCAACCATTCCATCGTAGTGCGTCTCACATGATGTGAATCCGTGATACGTGAGGCCGTCGCCGTATTCGAGATGCTGGTGACACATGCAACACTTGCTCATTTCTAACCTCTGCGCGGTAGGTTTAGCTTTTTGCGAATATCTGCAATTTTCTGTAGCCCAGCTTCATTGCTGATCGGAATGTGTAGCTTTTCCAACTGAACAACTGGCTTTGGTATTTCTTCACCAGATTCAATCCGCCGCCCCATAATCACCAACTCCTCAGTGCAACTCTTGCGAAGCTCTGATTCCGACTGGTTCTTACCGCGCATCTGCGAATATAACTTTGTCACCATCCAGTACGCCGCGTTGCTAGGCCACGGATAGGACTCGGGTGACGAATACAATCCACGGTTAGCGCAGTACTCCATCACTAGGCCATACAACTCCTCGCTACTTGGCAATCCGTTAGCTTTCAGAACACCCTGTTTGCACCATGCGATAAATTGACCGGGTGAAGGCCAGAACGGAGACTCACTGGATCGTGCGTGTTGCATCCCTGCCGATAGCTGCTCTCTGGTTCGGATTCCATTCTCAGCGAATGCAGCAATCCACTGTTTTTTTGCCGCGTTCTCGTCTTCAGGTCTACGCAGGTTGGTTTGGCTTGCCGCTGGGAACACCTGCTTTAGCTGGCGAAAAAGAGCATCAACCAAGTTTTCAGCATCCGGATTAACTACCCCCTGCATTGCCTGTGTAGCTGGGTTAGACATTCTGGCCAGCGCCGAACCATCTCGGTTTGCGATAGCGCTCATCAGTCGATGTGTCATATGAAATCCTCCCATGACTCTTTGCTGTTCCAGTGCGGTACCGGATCAGCGCTTGGTCGTTGGCTTCGGTTTGGTTTGCCCATCTGGGCAGATAGGGTTCCCCATTTTTTCCGCAGAGCTGCTGGGGATAGGATGTTTGAGCACCAGAACGAATCTCGGTTTGCCCAGAGGAATAACTCACAAATCTCTTTGTGCGTTCGGTTGTCTTGCTGTCTCATCAGTCGAACTACGTTTGCCCAGTCCGCCCAGTTAGGTTCTTTGGCTGAGGCATCAACCACGCAGACCTTCTCGTAAATCCAGCGACTAGCCCTGTCGTCTTCCTGAGTTCCCCACTTGGATCCAGTGGCTGAGTAAACAAACGCATCTGGATGAGCTGAGAGAAACTTTGAAATGGGCTTGTCAGGTGATTCGAGAGAATCATCGGACGAAGGGTTTTTATTACTGTTCTTGTTCTTGTATTGGGTGTCTACCGTTTTCGGGAACCTTTTTCCTGATTCTGGGAAGGATTTTCCCGCTTTCGGGAATTTTCTTCCCGTTTCCGGTTTGTCTAAAATCCAGCCAGATAATTCAGTGTTTACCCCAACAAGTTTCATCATTCCCTGCTTCTGGCTAAAGATAATTTTCCTCTCTGCTAAAGCCCTGATAGCGTCCGATACATGTGTGTCGCTCAAACCTGTCAGCTCGGCGATTACCGTGTTCGTCACCCTGTCCTGTTTCTTATTCCATCCGTAGGTGAGCCAGATCACCGCCTCGAAACATTGCCATTCCCTGCCTGACATCCTGAGGCGCGGTTTAAGCTGCTGTATCTCGTTGGCGACCTTTGTGTACCCATTGGACAGGTCAGCCATACGCCCCCCTGGTTGTTCGGTTTTCTTGGGAAATCTTATTACCTCTGCGGTATTCATTCTGAATCCTCCACTTCGTAATCAGTGAAGTAACCTTTGGACATGGCGATGAATCGTGTTTCTGTCACTGTGTATGCTTTCCTGCCTTTCCTCTCTCGCCCTTCAGGGTCAATAAGATGACAGGCATAAATAATTCGCCGTTGCCACTTACCCGGCATTTCAGCGACAGAAAGAACCTCTAGGATTCTTTTTCCTTCAGCGTCGGCGGTATAAACCATCTGATCACCATAACCACAATCAGCTGGCTCAGATGTTTTTCTACATCCACCAATCCATCGCTCATCAGTGATGACATCGCCGTTGTATGACTGGTAATCAGTGGTGATAAATATAAATGGATAAACGGTTTCAAACTTATCGCCGCTCCGTAGATCAATGTTTACTTGTTTAGTTTGTCCTGACATAATTACTCCTGTGAATTGATCCAGTACTAGAAATTCATAGTGATCTGAGAGTCGTCAGCTGTTCGAGCAGTTGGCGACTTTTTCTTTTGTGGCAATACCGATTCCACAGCCTGACGCGCTACCTCACGAATCAAACTGGTTTCCCATACCTTCTCTAGCAGTACGAACATGGTTGCCATGTCGCGGATATTGAGGCGGCTTACTTTCGATTCGTGCCACCCTGCTTGCTTTGCTAACTCTCTGTTAGTCTTCTGCATCATCCGGCAGCGGAGTTCTGTCTCCACTTCGTTGATGCGCTTGCTATAACTTGCATGTTCCATTTGTGATACTTCCTTTGTTGAATAAATAGTTACACCACCGGTTAGGTGGTTTGGGTTTTCACCAAACGCCTTTTCGGCATAGGGTGAGAGATCAGATTGTTTAAAGAGCGGTGTTGCTTATGCGGCCATTAACTCTGGCCAAATTTGAGTCCAGTCCTGCGGATGAAGATGTTTTCTAGTTACCGAGCCGTCGCTAGCCGTTTCAATTAACACGCACAAGGCAGCGCCTAATTCGTGATTGCGACTTAAAGCCTTGCGGAGGTACCCAATTGTTGTTCCACATCTTTCAGCGAAGAGTCGCTGTTCATCCGAAGACATTGCATTTAGGTAAATGCGTAGTTCTTCCATTTCATGCCTCCGATTATCTATACGAAATTTAGTTTACCCGCAGGTATACAATTAAGCAATACCCGCAGGTCATTTACCAGCGGGTAACATTTAGTAGAATTTAGTGATGGATAAATTCGAGATTAGAAGGCAGCGACTTCGTCAGCTGCGAGATGAAAGGTTTAATGGGAAAGCTTCCGCGCTTGCCAATGAGATAGGCGTGGATCCAAGCTATGTATCTAGAATGCTTTATCCTGAAGACAAAAAAGGAAGAAAGCGTATAGGGGAGGAAATGGTAGAAGCCATCGAGTCAAAGCTAAAGCTGCCAACTGGATGGATGGATGATCTTGTGTCTAACACAAATATCCCTATGAGCTACAATGAGGAGATTGAGTTCTTTGGCAGTGTAAAAAATGGAATTGTTGAGGTCATTGGGGAGGCCGTTTTGGGCGTGGATGGTTCAATAGAAATGATGGAGCAACTTTCTGGCTGGCTCCGAATTTATAGTGATGACCCAAAAGCATTTGCTGTAAAGGTTCGTGGAGACAGTATGTTCCCGCGAATAAATTCAGGTGAATTTGTTGTTGTTGAGCCAAGTCGCACTATTTACGCTGGAGATGAAGTATTCATTCGAACTTCAAGCGGCCACAACATGATAAAAAAAATAGGCTATGATAGAGATGGCTATTACCAATTTATAAGTGTAAATCAATCACATGCACCGATAACAATGCGTCATACAGATGTTTCTCAGATCTCATATGTTGCCGCAATTGTAAAATCATCACGATACATAGACGCTTCAGAACTCCCTCAATAATTTCTAAAAAATAAATTACCTTACTTTTCAGTGAGGTAATTTTGTTTACCCAAAATATTTACCCACAGGTATAGACAATGAAATTACCCACAGGTAATCTTAACCACATCAACACGGCAGCACACCAGATCAACGGAAGCCGCCAGCTCTTTAACAATCTGATGCTTTACCACTTTATGCCGAGAAGGTGTTTAGTGTGAAAAATGTCAGTTACAGGTCGTTTATATAGCGGCCTGTGCCGGACAAATGGAGGTTCTTATGAATGCTAGAGAACGATGCAGGGCTAAGCGCCATGCGATACGAGAAAAAGAACGGATGATTGCAGCAGCTACAGGAAGCAACTACCGAACTTCATTGCCTGCCTCGCTATACGCAGCAGGACACCGTAAAAGTGAGAGTGTGACAGCGAGGTGATTAATGGATGCACAGGCAAGGCGAAGGGAAAAAAGAAAAGAAAAACAGGAAGAATGGAAAAGAGAAAACCCAACTTCTGTTGGCATTAGAGCAAAGCCAAATAACTTATTAGTTGTTGAATTAAATAGAAACCCAGTAGATAGGGTTGATAAATCGCTTTTTACGACACTCCCTCGCGGCGGGGAAAAAGAGCCTGAAATACCACATGAGGATGTAATGCACCGAGTGGTAAATCACGCTCACCAACGAAATCGAAACAAGAAATGGTAGCTAATTATTAGCGCCAGAAGATTCGCGGGAAGCGCATTCCCTTAATTTAGAGAGGTAGGTATGACACCAAATCTGCCACAAAAACTGTGGCGACCTCTATCTGAGGTGAAAAGCTATGTAGAGAAATTCCCAGAGGGTGTTTTTCTGGCAGATGTAAAAAACCGTGTGGGAGGGTTTAAAACACTAAAGACAAAGGAACAGTCTGAGCTTCTAGAGTTCATTCGAAGTAGAGAAAATATTCTGGTCTTACCCTGCAAAAAAGTTAATGCCAAACGAACAACGATGATGCTTAGGCATAAGAAATTCGGTTTCCCAAAAGTCATTCCTGGCTACGTCTATCCAGTTAAAGATAAAAAACCTGAGCCCCAAAAAACTATCGAAGTTAAAAATTCAGAGGTAAGACCTATGTCATTGGAAACAAAAACTTCACCTGAAGCATTACGCAAGCAAGCCGAAGAATTACTAAAGGCAGCGGAAAAAGCAGAACAAGAAGCTAATGAAAATGACCTTTTCAATAAAAAATTAGCGCCAGTAAAGCTTGAAATACTTCAGTCCGTAGGCGCAGTGCAACGCAAGTTTGATGAGTTAATGGATTGCATGGGGACGCTTGAGAAAGCAGCTCAAAAGCTTAAAGAAATATCAGCATAACAGGTCGCTAAGGCGGCCTTTTTTATTGGGTGAACAAGGGGTGTGAGATGGATAAGACAGAAGAAGAATTGAAGCAGATGAAAGAAGAATTTCTTCAGCTACATCAAAAGACAGTCAAGGCGGCTTATGAGTACTTCGCAGCATTGCCGTTAGGCCGTGACCGTGTGATAGCCGGTGAGGTGTATGAAAACATGCGTAACGCCACCCGCATTGGCTGAATAGTTTTCACTTTTATCTATTTTAAGCAAAAAAAAGCGACTTGATACGGATACTGGGGATATCAAGTCGCAAAGCCCACATTGGCGATACATGGGAATTCTCTACACATTTTAGCCAAGAAAGTTTATACGAATTCAAATACCCCTTTAGAAGTATCTAGCATTTATTCAAGCAACGTTGATATATGAATCTTAAACATTATTTACCAGTTAATGCATTAGCGGAGAATGACTGCTTTGGTTAGCTGACACGTTTTGCCCCTCTCGTTAGGGGCTTTTTTATACCCAAATTTCAGGCAAAAAAAACGACCTGATACGGATGCAGGGTATCAGGTCGCAAAAGTCATATATGGCGGTATGACAACTCAAAGTCCACTTCTCAGGTGAGCGGCAATCATATCAACTAATCTCCACACCAATCTTGTGCTTATTCCAGATGTTCATAAAACGTTGATATACAGGGTCTAAACAACTCCTATCAATAGCCAATTACCAGTGGCACGTATTAACGGAGTAGCTGCAGTGAATGATCCCACTCATAACCGGTCGGCTCTGGTTAGATGAAGCGCTTTACCCTTAATAAGAAGCTTTTTTAAAAAGTTTCAGGCAAAAAAAATCCCGACTTGAGCGGGGTGGCATGTTCAAGTCGGGAAAGCTCATATGTCCGTATATGAAAAGCCTTCTAGGATCGGCATCAATCATATCAACTAATTCTTACTGCGCTTGTGCTTATGCCAGATGTTCATAAAGCGTTGATATACCCCATCTAAACAAACTAATTCATCGCAAAGCGTAGGCGTTTTGCAATGAAACCAACAAAGGAGAAATACCGTGAGTGAAGTGACGGATTTGACAGTTATCGAAATTAAACCGGAACAAGCTCCGGTTCTGTTCTCACCAAATGGGCTTGATGCTTTTCTTGAGCAAATCAAACAGGCTGTAAACGAAGTCCCTGACCTGAGTACAGATAAAGGCCGAAAACGCATAGCGTCTCTGGCAGCTCAGGTATCACGTAGCAAGACAGCAATAGAAAAACCCGGGCGTGAGTACCTAAAGCGTTTAAAAGCAGCGGTTAAGCCTGCTGAGCAAGAAATTAAGCGGTTTGTTGATGAGTGTGACGCACTGCGAGATGCCACTCGACAGCCTCTTACTGAATGGGAAGCTGAACAGGAGCGCATTGCAGCAGAGAAAGCCGCAGAAGAAGAGCGCCTGCGTATTGAAGCTGAAGAAAAGGCAGCACTAGAGGCATTGAAAAAGCAATTCGATGCAGACCACGAAATCGCCCTACTCCTGAATGAGAAATTCGACCGCGATGCAGCAGAAGCCAAAGCCGAAGCAGAACGCCAGCGAATTGCTCATGAAGAAGTTCGCCGCGCAGCTAATATCGCTCACCAGAAGAAAATCAATAATGCAGCTATGACGATTCTTATGAGTACTGGCTTAAGCGAAGCAGCAGCTCGGGAATGTGTTTGTGCCATCGTTAAGAATCAAAAAGCGTTAGCCGTATCCGGCCAGCGACCACCAATCAGCATCAACTACTAATCAAATTCAAAGCAATTACAGGAGCTACCCATGATGAATTATGCCATCGCGGGCGGCGCTCTCATGGGCGCTTCTCAGCTATCAGACTCTCAGTTAGACCGAAACGTTTCCAAATTACGTGCCGGTTTCAGAAAAGCATTCCGCTGGTTTATTGACACCATCACGCAAAAAGGAGACCCAAATGATTATTAAGCCAAATCAGGATGGAACAGTCACCGTAAGCCAAGCGTGGTGGCGTACAGGAGTAAAGCATTCTCGTCAGTTCACCAGTTCGCAGGATGACATCAAGAAGGCTTACGCATGGGCTCACGAAGCATCTATGGGGTGGGCTGATGAGCAAGATGAAGAGTTTAAGCAAGTTATAGGGAGTCATGCAGCATGAATCAAACAATAGACCCACTGGAACAGCAGCTACTCCAGTGGATGCTTTCCCCAGAGATGATTCCGATTATTAACGACCAAATTGCTCAACTAGAATCCGTGGCAGATCACCACACAGAAATGCAGCAGCAGAAGATTGAGGAGGCATATTGTGGACTTAGCGCAGCTTGATGAGCCCTTTGCTATTGATGATATTGAGTGGCGCGTACAGCGTTGCGGAATAGCTAATAAAAACCCTTGGGCAATGGTTCTAGCTTACGTTACCAATCGAGCGATCATGCGACGCCTTGATGAGGTATGCGGGAAAGAAAATTGGAAAAACGAGTTTTCACCGGGTCCTGACGGCGGAGTTATGTGTGGCATATCCATTCGTATTAACAATGAATGGGTTACGAAATGGGACGGTGCTGAAAAAACTCAGATTGAGGCAGTTAAGGGGGGCATGTCTGGGTCAATGAAACGTGCGGCTGTTCAGTGGGGAATTGGTCGTTATCTATATTCTCTGGAAGAAAACTTCGCTATTTGTTCCACAGATCAGCAACGCGGTTGGAATAAAGCATCATTCAAAGATGCAGACAACAAATATAAATATATCTGGTGGCAGACCCCTCCTCTTCCTGAATGGGCTCAACCCTCCGCTCCAGAGGTGGCAAACAATGAAGATGTTGCAGAAGTAAATCCCGAAACTGAACTAAAGCAATTTGTAGAGTTTGCTCGACAGGAAGGCAGCAAGCAGAAACTAACCACTGAATACACCAGAGTGTGGAAGTCATTATCTGGTCATGAAGAGCATCAGAAGAAGTGCGAAGAAGTTATGAAAATCAGATTCAGCGAACTAAAAAAGGCGGCGTAAATGACGAGCAGAGGCGTAAATAAAGTAATCCTTGTCGGGAATTTGGGAAATGATCCAGAAGTTCGATACATGCCTAACGGAGGCGCAGTCGCAAACATCACGCTGGCCACATCAGAGAGCTGGCGAGACAAGCAGACTGGTGAGCAGAAGGAAAAAACTGAGTGGCATCGCGTAGTGCTATTCGGAAAGCTAGCTGAGGTTGCGGGTGAATATCTGCGTAAAGGCTCTCAGGTTTACATCGAAGGTGCTTTGCAGACCCGTAAGTGGACCGATCAGGCGGGCGTTGAAAAATACACCACTGAAATCGTCGTAAACGTTGGCGGCACCATGCAAATGCTGGGTGGACGTCAAGGCGGCGGCGCTCCTATGGGCGGCGGTCAGGCACAAGGGCAGCAGGGCGGTT